CGTTCCCGCGCACTTGCCAGTACGCCTGCGCCGTCGAGCGGCCCGCCAGGACCACCCTGCCCCGCATCTTCTGGCCCGTGGTCGTCATCGGCCTGCTGGTCGCTCTTGCTGCTGCGAGGTCGTGATGACGCACTGCACCGGACTCATGGGCCGCCGCTGCTCCTGTGGCCTGTACCACCACGAAGGCGGAATGCAAGTGGATCACGGCTGGCAGTCCAACCACACGGATGCAGACGAGGACGACTTCCTCAAGCAGGAAAACGCCCTGACGGCGGCCCTGCGCTGGTTCGCCAAGCCTGTCGTGGCCGGCTTCTTCCTTGGTCTCGCCCTCTACTTCATTGGCCGCGCCGCCGGCCTGTTCTGAAAGGCAAATCGTGACCAAAACCCACTACCGCAAGGCTTTCGACTCCCCTTACCTTGCGAGTGCAGACATCGTTGAACCCACGGTCCTGACCGTCGCCTGTGTCCGGCTGGAATCGGACCGGACGAAGAAGACCAAGGACAAGTTCAACACCGCCTATTTCGTGGAGAAGGAGATCCGACCGGGCGAACCGCTCAAGCCCATGATTCTCAACGCCACGAACAGCAAGACGATGAAGGGCCTGACGGGCTCGGCCTTTATCGATGACTGGCAGAACGTGCGAATCACCGTCTACGTTGACCCGAACGTCAAGTTCGCCAAGGAGACGGTCGAGGGCCTGCGCATCAGCCCGCAAAAGCCCGCCGAGGGCAAGAAGCGCCTGACGCCCGAGATGACGCAGGCATGGGGCAACGCCAAGGCCGCCTACAAGCGCGACGGCAACCTCGATGCAGTGCTGGCCCGAATGGACATCTCGGACGAGCACCAGGCGCAACTGATCGCCGAGTGCGCACCGCAGCCGGAGAAGAAGGAGGAGGCCAGTGCGTAAGTGGATCGACGTCCAGCAGAACACGGACGAATGGATGACGCTGCGCCTGGGCAAGCCGACCGCATCCAACTTCGGATGCTTCATGGCGAACTACGGCAAGGCGTTCGGCGAGCCGGCCAAGCGCTACGCCCTGCAGATCGCGCTGGAACAACTCACCGGACGCAAGGCCGAGCACAGCTTCAGCAACGAGCACATGGAGCGCGGCCACGAGCAGGAGCCTGTCGCAAAGATGCTCTACGCCGAGGAGTACTTCGCCGACGTCACGAACGGTGGGTTCTTCGACTGTGGCGAATGGGGCGACTCACCGGACGGCCGCGTGGGCGAGCCGGGCCTGATCGAGGTCAAGTCCGTCATCGCCTCCACGCACTACGACAACCTGCAGCGCGGCACGTTCGACCCTGCCTACAAGTGGCAGTTGGTGGGGCACCTCGATTGCAGCGGCTGCGAGTGGGTCGATTTCATCAGCTACTGCTCTGACTTCCCTGTCGGCCGGCAGCTGTGCGTCTATCGCCTTCACCGTGACCAATGCGAGGACGAGCTGCGCATGCTTCGCGCCCGCCGCGCCGAGTTTCTGGAACTCGTCAGAACCACCGTCAACAACATCCAACAGAGGGAACCCGTATGGCAAGCGTGAACAAGGTCATCATCGTCGGCAACCTGGGCCGCGATCCCGAGACGCGGACTTTCCCGAGCGGCGACCGCGTGGCGAACGTGACCATCGCAACGACTGACCGCTGGAAGGACAAGCAATCCGGCGAGCAGAAGGAAGCCACCGAGTGGCACCGCGTTGTCTTCAATGGCCGCCTGGCCGAGATCGCGGGCGAATACCTGAAGAAGGGTTCGCAGGTCTACGTGGAAGGGAGCATCCGCACCCGCAAGTGGACGGACAAGGACGGCCAAGAGAAGTACAGCACCGAGATCCGCGCCGACCAACTCCAGATGCTGAGCCGAAAAGAAGGCGGCCAGGCTGACCAGCGCGAGCGCCAGTCCTCCAAGCCGACCGGAGCCGAGGGCGACTCGGACATCCCGTTCTGAGTCTCTGCGCCCACCTATAGACGGAGCACAGATGCAAACAGAACCAGAACTGCAGATGGAAGAGCGGCGCGAAATTCGCTCGGGAGCGGTGGAGTGATCCATTACCACGGCCTGCCGATCACACCAGAGACGGCGGCGACCCGCGCGCTGTCGGCCGGGCACGGCTTCGTCAGCTTCGCGGAGCCGCGCAACCTTGGGCTTGCTGCCGAAGTGTGCCAATCGTTTGCCATCGACAACGGCGCATTCACCGCCTGGAAGCAGGGCAAGCCGGTGCAGGACTGGCGCCCGTTCTACGAGTGGGCCGGCCAGTGCAAGCTGATCCCGTCCTGCGACTTTGCCGTGATCCCCGATTTGATCGACGGCGGCGAGGCCGACAACGATGCGCTGCTAGCCGAATGGCCGCTGCCCGGGTGGTTCGGCGCACCGGTGTGGCACATGCACGAGAGCCTGGAGCGGCTGGAGCGGCTGGCCGCCAAGTTCCCGCGCGTTTGCATCGGCAGCTCGGGCGAGTTCGCCACCATCGGCACGGTCGCGTGGTGGGGTCAGATCGCCCGCGCCATGCGCGTTGTCTGCGATGACGACGGCCGGCCGCTGTGCAAGCTGCACGGCCTGCGGATGCTCAACCCAGACATCTTCACCCGCCTGCCGTTCGCAAGCGCCGACAGCACCAACATCGGCCGCAACATCGGCATCGACACCGCTTGGCGCGGCACCTACATGCCGCCCACCAAGGAAGCCCGCGCCGCCGTCATGCGCGAGCGCATCGAGTCCCAGAACGCCCCCGCCCGCTGGAGCTTCAGCGTCCCCGACATCCAACCGCCAGTTCAGGAGAGCCTGCTTTGAAGACCATCTATCTTTGTGGCCCCATCAACGGCCGAAGCGATACCGACTGTCGCAATTGGAGAGAACAGGCTAAGTCTCTTTGGAGCGGCGCGGTTCTCGACCCGATGCGTAGGGACTATCGCGGGCGAGAGTTGGAGGCCGGGATCGCAGCAGAGATCGTCGCCGGGGACATCACTGACATCCAGCAGTGCGGCGCGATGCTGGTCTATTTCGACAAGCCATCAGTCGGAACTGCGATGGAGGTGTTCTATGCCAAGCATGTCCTCGGCAAGCGAGTGGTTGTCGTTGACGCAAGCGGCAAGCCTCTGAGCCCCTGGCTTGTTCACCACAGCGACGCCATCGTCCATGACGTGCCGTCTGCTCTTGTCCTGCTGGAGGAGTGGCTTTGAACACTTACACCGTCGAGTTCGCGGTCAACTGCCCGACGAACGGGATTCGGGTCAAGCACCGCCTGCGCATCGAGTGCGCCATGGTCATTCCGGTCGAGCAAATCGTCGCCGTGGTCGAGGGCATCGAGGCTGGCGAACGGCTGTACCAGGAAGAGATTGCAGACCGCCTGGCCGAGGCGCTGCCCGGCCGCCACATCCTCACGGGCCATCACCACGGAGTGGACATCGAAACCGTGCGCGGCTCCATCGGAGAACAGCAATGACCCCTGATCGCACCCCCGAACATCCCGCGCCCGACCTGCGACAGGCAGCGGTACAGCTAGGAGAGGCGCTGCGAATCGCCGTCGAAACAGACCTCGGCGCGAAGTGGCTCTGGCCGGAAACCGCGAAGGTGAGCTGGCTGCGTGAAGCCAATTCCGCCCGCGCCTCTCTGGATGCCGCCCTATCCGCCCCTCCAGCGCAGGAGCAGGCCGGACAGATGGTGAGCGATGAGCAGATTCAAGCTGCCGTGTTCGCTGTGCTGCGGAAGTGGAAAGACGACCGCGCCTGGGACCGCTACACCCGCGAAACCGGCCCGTATGACGTGACCGAGCTGCGCGCCGAAGTGCTAGAGATCATCCGCGCCGTCCTCGCTGCCGTACAGCAGGAGGGTGCCGCACCCAAGGGAGAGCCCATCGACATGGTGCTGTTCTGCCCGAAGTGCGGGGTGCAGCACATCGACGCGCCGGAATTCCGGGATGGCTGGTTCAACCCGCCCCACCGCTCGCACCTGTGCCACGGTTGCGGCCACATCTGGCGGCCCGCCGACGTGCCCACCAATGGCGTGGAGGCGGTCAAGACCACCGGCAAGGCCGACTCCCCGGCCGCCACCCCAGCCAGGGCTGATGCCCCCATCGGGGAGCTGACAGACACGCAGTTGATCGACATGCTTCGCCAGGAAAGCATGGACCTGCGCTGCTTCGACATGCCGACCGGCGCTGGCGATGCCGACATCGGCTGGAAGGTGATCGACTTCTACATGGACCAGCCGAAAGAGCGCGAGGTGGCCGTGGTCTACCACGATGATCCGCGCGAAGCGTTGCGGCAGGCATACCGCGTTCACCAGTTCAAGCGCGTTGCAGAAGGGCCTCGCGCCACCCCCATCGCAGCTCCCGCAGGACAGCCCGTTACCACCGCACCGCTACTGGCGGGGCGCATCGCAGAACTGGCGCATCGCATGTGTACGCAGTACGCGCATGTCGAGCGGATCAAGTACGGGTTCACCGAAATGCACCTGCTGGACTTCGCGTGGGCCATCGAGCGGGAAGTGCTCTCCTCTGCCGCCACCAGCAGCGAGGCAGCGCCCGCACCCGTGCCCGATGGCGTGTGGGAGGCGTTGCAGCGGCTCATCGAGAACGGGCTGATGGCAGGAGCGGCCAGCGCCGAGGACGCGCGCACGGTGGCCGA